ATATAGTATTATAAACTATAAAACTTCAATAGTCAACTATTTTATATTAACTTTTTAAATTTTATTTTGCCGCAGTCCCATATTCTCAATATTCCATTATTATCACAATTTATCTTTTCTGACAAAGATTCGTCAAAATTATCCAATAATTTACTCAAATTTTTTCGCCTATAATTAAATTTGTGAAATAAATTTTTCCCATCAGGAGAATAATAATAGTCTGGTTTTAGTATTTTATCAATTTCCCAACCAGTTTTTAAATACATATTACCATTCGACCACCTAAGATCGGCAAAAGAGATTATAGATTTTGGTTCATACGAATCTATAAAAAATTTCAACAATTTAGTAAATCCACCAGGGACGTGGCAGGATGTAGCATACCTACGCAATTCATAGTCACGATTTATTTTTATAAATGACATACACGCCACTAAATCATCGCACATCAATCCAATATTAATAGATCCGGGACCATCTGCCTGTATATGATTGTTATTAAAAAATTTCTGTTTTTGTTTTTTAGTAACATGTACAATATTTGTTTTTCTTGCATAAATAGTTTCTGAAGAATTACAATGTAATAAAGATCTTAATTTATTCTTTATTTGCGATTGTCTTTGTTTCCATTCACTTTCAAACATAGTTATTAACTGTATTCCTTTTTTATTGCACATATCAAGCTTATTCCTGTGATAGTTTTCAGACTTTCCTGCTTGTTCAGAGTGCCAATATAAACCACAATATTCTATTGCCAATTTGTGTTCTGGTATATAAATATCTAATTCATATGGCGGTATGATTTTTCTCGTATTTTGTATGATTTCAATATTTAATGATTTTATAAAAGTCGCTACTTCGTTTTCACCAGCAGATCTATAATAATTATGCGTTTCTATGTTGTGATTATGCAAATATCTCCCAATAGTACTTTCATTTATTCCTAAATCATCTGCAATGACACAGAGTGGGCGCTTGTTAATTATATGCTGATCATACAACCAATTTTCATCTTTTAATTTATCTATTATCACAGGATCGATATGTGACTGACTTGGATGTTCGTTTCCATATTTTTTAATATTTTCCAATTTTCGTTTGGCTATATTATCTGGCGTGTGGATTGGACACGACATTCCATATTTCTCAATATTGGTTTTTTTTGTTTTTTCTTTTATTTTATTAGATTGTTGTGGATTATCGACCCCATGTCTCTTCCGCATCGTTGTTTTTACTTTGTCCTGAATTTTTTTAGACTGCCATTGATGCTCTACGCCCAAACGTTGCATATTAGTATTTTTAATTTTTTTTCGAACTACTGTGGATTTAGATGGATTATCAAAACCATACTTTTTTATACATGTTTTTTTAACTTTATTTTTTATGTTTGAGGATTGCAGAGGATATTCAACACCATGGTTTTTAAGATTTGTCATCTTACGACGATGATTTATACATTCTTTGCAGCCTGTACTCCCAGCCATATGCAATCTAGGAATTTGATAAAAGGTAGTTCCATGCTCTATGCATCTTATTTTTACTTTGGAAGATTTATTTTTAAATTCTATTTCAGAGTAATCATACTTGCCGTTATGAATTTTTGAAGATATTTGTATGAATTCTAAACTGGTGAGGCGTTTCATTCAATAATCAACCTTTCTTTTATTGTATGGGTATTTTGCATCCTTATAATGTTTGATTCTTCTTGCTACATGTCGTTTACTATATTTCAAATCTGAGCATATGTCGGTAACGTCTACGTGATCTTTATCGTGCGCTTTTCTTAACCCACGCCCAATTGCTTGTATTACACGAATAAAAGATTTTCCTATATCTACAAATACCAAATTAAATATCCTTTCAATATCCAGCCCAGTACCCGCGATATGTACTGTTGCTATAACAATTAGGTTATCGTTATCAGCGAAACTTTTATATATCTCCTTTCTAACAGCCTTCTTGTCTTTACCGTGCAAAAAAACAGCATCGGGGATCATTTCTGCCAATTTTTTACCAAATGCCACACCATTAACCAAACACAATACATTACCTTTACTTAATGTGCTTTTGTTTATTAGATCTTGTGCTATCCATTTTTGTCGCGACTCTTGTGAATGTAAAAAGGATTTTTCTGCGGTGAAGTCTGGAAAATACGAATCTTTAAATTTACCATAGGTAATCTTAGATAATTCTGAATCTCCCTTTACTTCTTCTTTGAAATTTTCATATTCTTTTTTTAAATTTACGGTTAATTGTATTATATCAATGTTAAGTGTAGATAAATGACCTTGTTCTATAAGAACGTGTGCAGGTATTTCATATTGCACAGAACCTACTGCTACGCGGACTGCCGTCGCATCAGATTCACCTTCTGGCAATGTTCCTGTGACACCAAACCGATAAGATATATGTTTACCATATTCATTCATTAGCTTACTTAAGACAGGACCACGCAATCCTTGTGCTTCATCGACGATAACCATTTTGAATTGGGTTATGACCGTAGGGTCATTCTTCAACGTCTGCCACGTTGAAACGACATGCTGATGATCAAGGTCTTTTAATTCACCACTAAATTCCCCCACATCTAATCCAAAGTACGCGTAAGCATCTTTTGTCTGATCTGTAAGGGTAGTATCTGGGACAATAATTAAAGACCGTAGTGCGCCAGTACGTTCATACGATAGTGCTAATGCTGCACACATAGAAGTGTTGTGTGTAACAATAAAGTTATCTGTTATATACAAATGATCTTTTGAATCTAATAATATACACTGTGCATTTTCTGATGATACAACATCTATACTTTTAATTCTGCGCGATAATTCTGTACGTCCATCTGCGTGCTTATCGTACATTTTTTTGCGTTTTCGTTCCAACCTGAACAATTTTTTGGGGGTGGGGTGTGCTATGTGACAAGTATATGCCAATCTTCCTTGTTTCTTTACACCCCTGTATGTATATGATGGAATCCTGGACGTTATTGTGCATATCCCCCCAAGTGATTGGATAATTTCACACACCCCCTCTGCCAATCTTTTGCTTGTTGTAGAATATGAGGGTCTCCCCATATCTTTAGATACTGTACCATCCGTATCCATCAAACCCTGAATTAAATTGAACCGATCATCAATAGATGCATTTTTATAATTATTGGGAATAAATTTATCATAGGAATGCTTCCCATATAACCCCATTTCTTTTAAACGTTCTATTAATATGTTTTTTGAAGGAGGACAAGTATTTTGTTTTTGCCGCTTCACTATTGAATAATCATATTCGTTGTGTTGAATTAGATGGAGGTCATTAGATAGTACTAGTGATTTTACACTTTCGAGTATTTCTTCGTCGGCGGACGAAATTATTATACTACCAGAACTAATCATACCATCACCAAGTAACAAACCCAATAAATATGGTTCTATGGTTAATTCTTCATTAGATGAAAACTCAATAGGATCACACAACGGGATAGAAATATTGTTATGAATTTTTTTATCTTTGGACTTCTTATCCAAAAAATCTATTATATCACCAGTAGTTACTAATCTCGTCTCTGTATTGTTTCTATATGTAGTAACGGGGTGGTTTACTTTCCATAAATGCTCTTTACAACACCTTGTAGTGGTTCCATCGTGGAAAGTTATTTCATAAATTTCTTTTTGTCCTTGAGGAAAAACACCTATAACAGTACTGGTTTTATTGTTGGGCGTAGTAACTATACCCCCAATATCAATATCGCCCATTTTTTTCCAACCCATTGGGGTTAGTATATTTGAATTGAGTGGTTGAGCTTTACCCGCCCCAGTACCCGCAATACCAATACCATTTCCAGATACCAATAAAGAATTAACTAATTCTACTTGGTAGTCACGTACTTCCCATGGTTCGCCATCCTTACCAATAATATTACTGAAGAAATCTTTATCAATTGGTGGTGGTGCTATGGAAAGTGCCACGCGCTTATCTTCCACGGATATATCATAACCCAATCCAATAATACTTGGTACTATCTCATCCAATACGGTTATAAATGTTTTTCCAGTCTTATGAAAGTAACGAATCTTACCATCCCATGATCCCAATTGAAACTTAGGATTGAAAAAATAGTTTTCTGTATGGATGCCGTACTTTTCGTAAAAATATGCAGCATGGTCGCGGGACAATCCAAGACATGCGCAATTTACTTCATCTATCAATATTATTTTACATTCTTTCATTATATTTCAGTAAACTCCAATTGTGCTACACGCAATTTAGTTATATGTTGCAATGCAAAGCCACGCGTTTTAAAGTTGTCTACTGCACTAACATATTGCTCATATATTTCTTCTACTTCAAGTGATATTTCTTTAACGGTCAAGTATGCTGGCTCATGGTCAATATATTTCATGACTTGTTGATGTGACAATGACTTGCTGTAATTTTCTGTGTATGACACATACAATTCACTTCGTATGCGATCAATTTCCATCTCAAAATATTTAACTAACGTATGAAGCATGTTCTTTCTTTGGTCGTAATAATGCATAAACGCAGAATTTTCACTTAAGCAAGTTTCTAACATCTTACCTTTATTATCAAGGCGAGTGTCTGCTTCCTTCAATTCATTCTCAAATTGTGTTAATATGTCGGGGAGATTGATGTACCCTTTTCCCAAACTGCGAATCATACTCATGTTTAGCTATTTCCCTTATCAAACATTTCCAATTGCTTTCTTTGTTCTTCTGTTAAATCAGATAAATCAAATTCTGCGTCGAGATATTCACTTTGCGCTTTGGCTTCTATAGTTTCTTGTTCCGCATCGGTTCCCATTGTATACAGGAAATCAAGAATAGCTTCAGGATCATCTCCAAGAACCAACTCGTAAGGAATCGACATATGTACAACACGATTAAACTGTTCCACATTGTCTGCGGTTATTTCCATTTCAGCCTGCCCAACAGTTATAAATTTTCCGATGTCGTATTGCACAACACCAATTATAACAACAAGCTCTTCCATGTAGCTGACATCTTCCCAAATTATTGTACCTTGTGAAACCATATCATCCACATCAGATAAAAATGTAGTGACAACGGCTAATGTAGTATCAATTTCAGTAAATATTTCTAATGTTTTATCAGAGAAGAATTTATCACGCTCGGCAAAGATTGCCTTTAAGTCTTTCATATTATAATACCTTTTTATTTTTATTATTATTTTTTGGTATTGATTAATCGCAGTAATCGTTTAATAATGTTTCTGCTATCTCTGGGTCATCTATCGTATTATCGTGTATGGTTTTTAATATATACATTTTACCATATTTTAACACTGCATCGGACATATCTTTTCCATCACTACCAACGTCAGGTAACGATATACTCCAACCCAATTCTAAAGCTTGTTGAGCCGCATGTTTACCATCACCAAACTTATCTGGTATGTAAACTTTTTTTCGCGAACTTTTACCCAACCATATAGCTTGCGGTTCTGTTATTATATTTCCCAATAATGCTATACCATCAATAGCTTCGGCATCAAACCACCCTTCAACTATCAACAAGGGGGATTTATCGTCATAATCAAATAGTTTGTCAAAACCATAGATTATATTGTCTTTTGTTACTGCTGGTGTTTCATATTTTTTAACGGCGTCATATAACGCCCTACCGATGTAGTATACCAATTCATTATTTTTATATATTGGCATTATAACACGACCCAACCATTTGTGCAACCTTTCATTTTCGGCTTTATGTGATAACATAAATGGATATGATGTTGGGTCTACGCCACGCGATTCCAAATATTCTCTCGCGGCGGTGGCAACAAAGTCTTCGTCCATGGCATCTTTAAGATAATAGAAATGTTCTGGCATCTGCAAAACTTTGGGTTCTATTTTTATAACCCTTTTATTATCTTCTGATTTTTCTTTGGAACCATTCTTCCACGCGGGACTATCCAATATTAGTGCTTTGTAATCGTCGGCTGGAATACCAAAAGCATCCAATGTTGTTAACATATTTTTAGAATAGTATTCATTGACTTCGGGATTGTATCTGGATTTGTGTCCACAATTCCAACACTTATAATCTATGTCACCATTTTCAAATTTGAATGCACCCCTTAGACCTTTTTTGGTATGGTCGTTGCATACGTGACATCTTACTGATTGCCAACCTTTTCTACTGGGTGGTTGAAGATGGACATGTCTTTTTATTAGTTCTTCTAAATCCATCAAAGAATAATATCATATGATGGTGAGAATATCAAGCGTTTAGTTCTTTCTTTTTTAGTCTGACCATTTTGGTAAGTCGTTTTCTGATTTCTTCGGAATGTAACCATTTATCTTTGTCGTCAAAGATTTCTTTCAATTCCTTATCAGTTAAGAATGGGGTATAATATTTTTTTGCTATTTCTGCGAACCATTTAATGGTTGCTTCCATTTCCATTTCTTGCTCTTTTGCTTTGCCGAATACACCACCAGTATAGTTGTGTATTAACATAAAGGCATTGTCATGGACTACGAACTGATCAGCTGCCAAGAATATCAACGAACCCAAAGAATGGGCTTCGCCTTCCAGACTACATATTACCAACGCGGCAGTATATTTCATGGCATTTATTATCTGCACGCCTGTAGATAGGTCGCCGCCTGGGGTATTTAGGTGTATGTGTATGGTGTCTTCGGCGGGTGCGGTTTGTATTTCGTGCACCATTTTCACATAATCTGTGGGTTCACTTATGTACCCACTCAGATAATAGTGGTGAATTTTTGCCGATTGGGTTTGGACAAAGTATTCGTATGGTTTGGGGGTCTGCGTATCTTCTTCCTCTATGAGGATAGTGCCCGCAATTGGTTTTTTATTGATCATATAGGATTATTTGCTGCGAATCTTGTCCATGACCCAATCTTGTAACCATTTAGCGTATGTCGGTTGTGGAAAATTCCAACCCAGCATAGCACCAAATAATACGTATAATGCTGTTTCAATCATTTTTCTTCTCCTTGTTTTTGGCGTACGTTCTTTTTAAAGTTTCACTTATTTTTCTTTTCTTTTCTTCACTACATGCCTGTCTTTTATTTGTGCCATTTTTTCGCTGTTCTTCCCAATAAGAAGATACTATTTTACTTAGTTTTTCTTTTGTGGCTTTAGATGCCTTTCTTCCTTTGGCGGATTCACTCATTTTTTGTTTTGTTTCTAATGTGTGTTGCAATCCTGTAGTTCCTCTTGTTTTCCCGCGCAACTTTGTGTTTTTTAAGTGTTTTTTCTTTACTTTTAAATCAGACATTGGATTATTTTCTTTCATACGGTCACTCATCAATTTACTAAGTTTTACTTTGTTGTGTTGATAAGCTCGTGAATTTATGTGTCGTTTTGTGGTGAATCCATTTTTCATCCCCATGGAATGAAACGCATAAATCATTTTATTTGTATGTGATTTATCCATACACATTTTCGTTAATAACCAATGACATAGGAAATGTTCACGCGCAGTTAAAATTACTATGTTTTGTGAAAAATTGTCACCACCCATAGATTTAGGTGTTATGTGATGTTTTTCTGTGTACATTTCTGTGATAGTTTTTTCTCTGCAATGCAGCATTAACAATTAAATAATACTGTTTTGTATATTTGTTATCTATGAACATATCAGTATTTATCTTTTGGGAGTAAAAAGGGACACCGAAGTGTCCCTACTATTGGGTTACAAGGCGTTACCCCCGATGGGTTACGCTGCTAAAGCGTAAGTATCCATATAGTAATCGTCATTTGCGTTTACTTTAAGTTTCTTTCAATTACGGATGATTGCTTAACCGCACTGTGGATTTATCTTCTACACCCCGTCGAAACTATGTCATCCCCAAATTTATAACCTAATTAGTGGAGATGGCGGATACTGCCTCCGCGTCCGAAATGCTTATTTTCAATCTTTATAAACAGTGATACATATATTTATACCAGATAACCATATAAATGTCAAGTGATAAATAACTTCAACATATATTTTATTTAAAAAATAACAAAAGGTTATAAATACAATAGTATATACAAAAGCGATAATTTTAACTAATTTTAACCTTATAAGGAGAAACAAAAATGGCTTTATTGAACGAAAATAGAAACCGTGTCCCACAAGTTGCTGTGTTGCCAGTAACTGGTGACAATAATGGTATTCGCGGTCAGATGCGAATGGTTGATGGTGCTACTGATGGCGTAATTGCAGTTTGTACTGTTGGTGATGATGTTGTATCACGCATAGCTGCTACGATAACACTAAACACAGATTTAATCTTAACAGCAGTTGTACCTGGATCTACAGGAAACGACATAACATTAGAAGTTGTTGATGTAGTATCTACTGTCGGTGCTGTAGTAACAGAGGGTGCAACCCCAAATAACATAGTGGTTACTTTGGATGCTGCAAATGTAGCGAATACAAACCAAACCATTATAGATGCGATAAATGCATCAGCATTTGCTAAGAAATTGGTAGTTGCTTCTGGTGCAGGTACCACTGATGCTATTGCAATTGCCGAAACAAATCTAGCAGCTGGTGCTTCAAGTGCCGTTTGGTTGGGTTTACTAGCATTATAATCCGAAAAGATTATCAAGCATTAAAAAGGACGCTTATGCGTCCTTTTTATTTGCCCAATCCAAATCAAGGTCTTCCCCGTATTCTTCGACTATTTCTATATCCTCTTCAAACTTGGGAAGTTTCTTAGGATCTAAATCGCCTACATCATAGGAAAATGTTATGTGGGGTGTGTAATCATCAAAGTCGAATGTGGCACCATGTTCTTTCATTAAAGATTCGTGTCGGTCTTTTAAACCGTCGCAGGTGTATTTCAATACCAAACAATTGCTTGTATTGCCATCATCATCTGGTTGCGATTCCCAACTTTCAAATGAATCGGATTTCCCAATAAGGGTTTCTTCCATTTCACCTGCTGGTTCGTAGTCTGGACAATATTTCCTACTGTATAACAAGGTACTGTGCATCTTTTCCGTACGAAGTGGATTTGGGATTTTGTTATCCTTCATATACTTCTTTACAGCATCTTTGGTTTTATCGCTAAATCGTACACCAGCATAGGTGCCTTTGGTTTCTTTTTTCTCAGTTATATCTATCAATTTCATTTGATTCCTTTTTGTGCTCATTTATGATTCTGATTATCCAACATTTTGCGCTCAAAAAGTTGGAAAATTCTTCGTGCTGTATCTTATTTGTTCTGTCGTCTACTTCTGCTTCATATCCATCTTCGGATTCTATAATGCTATAATATATATGTTCACTTGATCCACAAAAACAGACTGTACTCATCAGGGTTTTATCCTTATATATTTGACAAACATTAGGTCGTCATTCTCAGAGCCGTCCACCTGTTTGAATTTTTTATTTATAACTTGTATTGGGAAAAATCTATCACAATCATAAGATTTTTCTTTAACTATACTCATATATATCGTATTTGTATAAGCGAGTGCCTCAATATACATTCGCTCGCCGCCGATGACAAAAACCTCACGTTTGTCTGCTTCCGCAAGTGATTGAATTGCTGCTCTGATGTTGTGAACAACAGTCGCACCCGGTGCTTCAAAATCCTTATTACTTGTCACGACATACGATTCACGACCCTTCAAAATTGGCGATTTATCCCTTTCTAACGGCTCGTCACTGCGTTTGTTGACCATCTCAAGCATGTCTTCATAAGTCTTGCGTCCCATGATGCAAACACTGTTTTTTGTGGTTTTTTTGAAGTGTTTTAGATCTTCTGTGAAGTACCATGGGATTTTTCCATCTTTACCAAACCCACCCTCCTGATCAACAGCCACTATTATTGATAGTGGCACCATTTGCATTTTTTTATTCATTTAATCCGAATCTTCTTCATCTTCAAAAATGGTGTAGTCAAGCTTTGTAGTATTGTAGCAATCATCTTGCTTATAGAATACTTCAAGATTAGTTATACCATTATCAGAAAGTGATGTATTGTTGTTCCTGTCATCACAGATTACATTCCATTGTGTGATTTTACCATCTTGCGCCAATTCTTCCAAGAATTCATCGAGAACTTCAAGAACGGCATCACGAGAAACATCACTGTCCCACAATACAGAAAATTCTGTTATGATATTATCAATGAAATCGGCAATATCTGTATGTAGAAATTTTGAATTTACGTTGGTGGATTTAAGTTTATATGTGCTCATACTGCTACTTCCATCTTTATTGTGTTCTATTAATATATTTGTAATTTTTAAATTTATCGTTTTTGGATTTTATCCTATAACATATGGTTCCTGGGGTAACACCGAGTTGCCGCGCTGCCTCTGATACACCAAAATACATTTTACCATCTATTGATACCTTTCTTATTTGGTTATTAATCGCGTAACGTTGTTCTGGTTTGGTGTCAATAAATCGTTTTTTGGCTTGTGTGGAAAGATTTTCTTTGGTTTCATTTGTATGGTGTTTACCATAAAATGGATTTTTATCCCCAATACAAGTCCTTCTATAGTTTGATATTTTTTTTTATAATATTTTCCTTTTGTGGGTGGTTTGTTAAATTGTCACCGCATACACTCCTTCATAAAGTGTATTTATATGGTATGCCTTAATTCGGGTCTAAACTGAAATGGGTGCCTTTATTGTGGGGTGTGACTCATATCCTATTATTTCAAAATCGTTATATTTGAATTCATCTATATTATTTATATTCTCATTCAACAAAAGTTTGGGTGAAGGGTATGGTTTTCTCATTAACTGCTGTTTGCATTGTTCTATATGATTTAAATAAATATGTATATCACCACCAGAATATATAAATTCTCCCGGTTTTAGATTTGTAACATGAGATATCATATGTAACAAAATAGAATATTGTGCTATATTAAATGGATTCCCAAGAAATAAATCATTGCTTCTCATATTTAGTTTTAATGATAACATACCATTACTTACATAAAATTGAAATGCATAGTGGCAGGGTGGAAGAGCTTGTTTATTATTTTTTATATTTTCTTCAAAGCTCTTATTGTTATCGGGAAGTAACGAGGGATTCCACGAATCCACTATAAGTCTCCTGTCATCCGGATCTATTTTAAGCGTTTCTATTATATTTGATATTTGATCTATATTTTCCGTAGATTCATTACCACAATTCCATCTGCGCCACATTGCTGGATATACTGGCCCTAAGTCGCCAGTGGAATTTGCCCAATTGTTCCATATTTTAACACCATTATCATTGAGATATTTTATATTGGTATCGCCCGACAAAAACCACAATAATTCGTGAATTATGCTTTTTGTATGCATCTTTTTGGTAGTTAAGAGTGGTATTGAACCATCGGACAAATCAAATCGCATTTCTCTTGAAAATACACTTAATGTACCAGTTCCTGTCCTATCTTTCTTTACAACACCATTATCTAAGACATCTTTAAGAAGCCGCAAATACTCATAGTCGTGTACTATCTTCTTCGTCATTTTTATTTCGTTCCAATTCTGCTTTTAGTGCTATGTTAGCCATTTCATTTACGATAGCGGCTGCTGCTGAATCATTTACAGTAGCACCGTTATCAACATATTCTTCAAATACCTGCAATGATTCCGGCATTAGATTTTCACGGATATAAATCCCAATCAAAGAATCAAACACATCTTGATCCAACCGTATTTCAATTGGTTCATCTGTTGCCGCAGTGTCTTCTGTATTGCATGTACCACAACCATTACATCCATCACCACAATTTCCTTCGGTGCCTTGTTCGTGATTGATGTTAGCTCCTACGCCTTCTGTGCCTTGTTCAGCCATAATATTCACCTATTCAATTTCATATAAGTCAGTCATTCTGACCCATTTTTTCCAAGATCCTTCCGTTGGATTGGAAGGGGTTATTTCAACACGAACGTCAATCTTATCATTCTTTAAGGTTCGTTTCGCTTCTCTACCAGTTAACTTAACTTCTACATTATCATTTAAGTAAGTGGGCTGGTGCATTGATAACTCTTCCATATTTTCTACCTTTTTTAATCATTGCTGTCAGAAGCTCGTGTGAGATTTCATCTGACGTTTTTCTGGATAGTGAACAGCCAACATACCAAGCAAGACATTTATTATATCGGCTGCTTCTTCTGTTGGTGTATCTTCCCATTCTTTGTCTTTGTGATGAAGATGCCCAAGTTCATGCAACATTATTTCACTCAGTTCGCCAACTTCTTCACTCAACTTAATTGTGAGTGCCCAAGCTGGTGCGGCTTCATAAGTCGAAGTCATATACAACAACCGTGGGATAACGCTATTCCAATCTATATCAGACACCTTTTTCCTCATTAGACAACAAATGCTTTTCAATATAATCCCTGTCTTGCGTGAAAATAGGGATATGATCGTCAAAGTTGTTTTGCACTGAACAATACCCACGTTTTTGCCATGTTGGAATATCATTCCAATTTATACCATGTTCAGTAAATAACATTTCTTGGACTTGGTCTGTGTTCTTGTTCTGCAATTGTTTATGTGAAAAATAACGCTGCCCCAACATATTTATGCTATTTCTGGTAGCATCTTGTTGCCGCCAAACAAAGTAGTTAGCAACTTCTTCCTTGGGAATATTAAACACCCGTGCATCAAAAAATGCAGGACTAAGATTCTGCCTATCTTCTGGCAATGCTTCACGGTCATGTTTCTGTATTCTACTATTAAAATAAGCGGTTGCCATGGAAGCAGAAATAGAAACGATCTTCTGGATGTTACCATCAAACCATTGATCTGTCTTTAAACCTTTCCAATCATTTAACAATATAGAAATCTCATCCGACTGTGTATATGAAATCATTGCATTTTGAATGGCATTTACCAAATCGTACGCAGTGTTCGACATACAGTCGTGCATCATTCCACTGAACGGTGATGTTTCTAAAGATACATCAAGATAAGGTAAAACTTTGGTCCATGTGTGGAATGCTTTACCATCCAATCGTATGATAACTGGTGTCCGGCGAGTAAGGTTTGTTTTAGAAACCCTTTCATACCCTTTCATGCGTGTTCCCAAATTATCTGACTTTCGGTTCATGGCTCCCCCAATTTTGATGTATTTCTTTGTGGCATTTTCTGCATAATGTTATCCCATTAGTTAATTTATCGTCTACGATTTCTGGTTGTACTATCAACCAATCCATTTTTTCCGCTTCTGTTAAAAACTCCTTATTACTCAATAACTTTTTGACTATATTTGCAATCGGGACTATGTGGTGCGCATCTAAATTTTTAGATGCGGTACATTTCTGGCAAATACAATTATCCCTATCCATTACGCGATGAAACCATTTATATTTCCTTTGTAATGCACTTTTTATCCTGCGCACTATACTCATTCTACCACCCTTCCATGCAGTGGCATTTTCACCAGTTTTTCCAGTTCTTGAAATAGACATTTTTGTTTTAGTTTCTTGTTTGTGTTTCAAGCCCCACGTTGGGTTGTTTTCACCTACAATCGACTGCCTATTTTTTATACCTTCTTTATATAATACACTATTTTTTATTGATATGCCATGTTTTTCTTTTCTTTCCTTGGTCAACCAAAAATCCTTGGAGCATTGTGGTTTTTTACTACAACATATTTGTGAGGCACACGATCTACAATAATCTTTATCTTCCCCATGTTTTGCTCTTTGTGTTTTTATGCTTGATATCCTTCGCATACTTTTTTTGGAGCATTTATCACAAGCAATTAGTACTTTTGTGTTTACTGGTAAATTAGCTACATCTTCGATAATCATAAAAGTATTTACAGACAATATTCATACGATTACCAAAGAATGATTTATCTCTTTGTAAAACAATCAGTGGAGCTAGTAGAATCACCAGCAATAGTTACACATGTCATGTAAGGCGCAGTTACTGGTGTGGTTTCATACATACGCAAGTCACCGCCAGCAGCAGATATTCGAGATGCTTTGTCTGCTTTGATTGTATTTGTGGTCAAGAATGATCCATCATCAAAATATTGCTTTTTGATATAGGCGAATGCACCTACAACAAAAATAATAACAACCACACCAATAAGTAATAGTTTCAAATTTTTCATTTTGCTAATCCATAGTTATTAATTTCGTTAATTAACCAAACTTGATATTTGGTATAGGTGTGTGCTTCGCCATCATAGGTAGCAGTCCATTCACCAAATAGGTTAAATCTTTCCACTACTTCACGACCTTCCCGACCAAATGAACGGCGGACTTCTGAAGCCACTTCATATATTTCTTCTGGCAGGATAATACTCACACAAGTTAAGGCGTTATTCAGTGATTCATTTGCTTCGTGGAATTTAGCATAAGCATAAGGGTTGTCATTATCTTCCAATGCGTCGTGCAATGCGTGCAGGTTTTCACTGTAACCACCATTCAATAGAATGTCAGTTTCATGATCGTGCGCCCATTCCATTAACTGAACGGATTGTTCAGACGCGTCGAAGCAACACTCGCCAGCAACATCTGGTCGTGGGAAGTATTTCTTGAACATATTGGTTGTACAGTGTTGAGCTTGTATGCCTTGTTGAATGCTTGATAAGTACATATTGCCAAAGAAATAGGCTCGCATAATTAATCCTCTTTTAAGATAAGGGGATTCTAACAAATTATTGGGTTAAAGTCAAGTATTATTTTTTAAGTTCTAAGTCCCGAACACGCACTTTTAAGTCCACAATTTCGTTGTGGAGATTTTTTATTGTGGAATTAAAATATAATTCTTTGGCATTATGATTGGATGTCAATTCATATTTAACATCAGCTTTATCTACAAAATCAGAAAAATCCTTTTCCAATTTAACAATTTTTGCACCATAATTCTTAACGTCGCTGGCGAGGGTGGCGGCTCCCCAAGTAATTGCAATAGTTTGAACTACTACAACAAAAATAAATGTCAATGGAACACGTTTATCCACACCCCATCCATTAGCATCATTATTGTTAATATCTTCCATTGATGTCATCGTTTATTACTCATTAAATAATTTGTGTTGGTATTAATATTTATCTTTTTATTTCTACGAGTAAGATGTTTTGTATTATCAAAATTGTTCTTATATATGAGGTATATTAAAATAAAGCTGTAATATTGAGCGATTTTTAATGCATGCGCAACAAAAACCATATTGTCAAAATCATATTTTATGGAAAATGCCATTAGTGCATGAATCAATATACCCAATATCATAAACAAACCATAAGTATGTGGGGGGAAAATCACATGGGATTTATTTTTTAATTTAATTGCAATAATAATCCAAACAACCAACAATATAGCGTCTAATGGTCTTGTTACAGTAAACCACAATATATCTATTTGTGAATATGTCCAACTTAAATTTATGGGATATAATAATGGTAAAATTGATATTATAATAGGTATTAACATGCCTATGACTAAAAATTTAAAATTGCATTTTACTTTTTCGTAACACAAAAGCATCAAACCCAACATTATACATAGTGTTAACCTGCTCATGCTTCCTGATATTGCCATCCATTCTTCATTGATGATCCATGGGTAAATATATGGTACCATACCATGAATTAATTCAATAATACCTGATATAAAACAACCAGATGCGATCAATAATGAATATTTTCCTGTGGTTTTTTCAACAATATTCATGCCTGCTATAAAAAACAAACATGCAGCAGAAAATACTTCCATGTAAAGATGTAGTGATATTAAATCCATTTTTATTGAAATCCCATTATTATACACTATTATCGTGTATATTGTATTTATGGAAATTTACAATTTAATTAACTTCTATGTACTTCTTCAGATGCCTCTATCCAAGATTTTACGAAATCACTTCTTACTATATCGTCTGTTGTAAATTCAATACAATTAAAATCTTCAATAATATTAAATACTTTCATGGCTTCTATCATTCCAGTTGTTCCATGTTTCTTACCATCAAGGTCGGTTTGTATAATATCACCAGTGAAGATAATTCTTGAATTTTTGCCAAGGCGAGTCATCACAGAATTGATTTCATGGAAAGTTAAGTTTTCACCTTCATCAATAATTATAATTGCATTATCCCAAGTCAGACCACGAATAAATGATGTTGTCATAAATTCAATAATTTCAGCATCTTTCATATCGCTGTATGTTGATGCTTTGCCCATCAAATCATGAAGAATATCTTCATAAGGATGTTCATATTCCGCTATCTTTTCTTCTAAGGTACCTGGTAAATGCCCTATCTCTCTGGTGGATACAGCCGATCTGACTATAATGATTTTATTTTGATTTTTTTGAAGTATTTCACCCAAAGCAACATATAGTGCTAAGAATGTTTTGCCAGTTCCAGCTGAACCGTGTAAGCATAAATGTTCATTTTCATACCAACTATGAAATACATCTTCTTGTGTGGGAGTCAATGCTCTGATTGACTTTATATCGTGGGTTGTCCAGTGTTTGATTTTTCTTCCTTCCTCCATTGCTTTACCGTTATTGACTAATGCTAAGTGTGATGCTGCCAGATCATCTGTGTGACGATGATTACGACGTTTCTTTGACATACATTTGCCTCCAAATTGTAAATACATAAACTATGCATTTCTATTTATGGTTACTTAAGCAAAATACAAAAAGGGGGCTGCAATCCGCATCCCCCTTACATTCAATCTTCTAAAAATATATCCAATGCCATTTCAGAATCAATATTTTGATATGAAGATCTTGCATTATTATCAATATCTACAGATTCCAATTTAACATCATACCCCCATATATAAGATACGAACCGCAAAGTATCTATAGTTGATTCCCTGTCGAGTGGAACATTATTCACCATATAATGTCGCAATTGCATAGAACGGTCACCCCAACGATCAACATTATATACTTGGATGTCTGGTATCTTATATCCAATATTGTATTGTTTGGAAAGTGCATCTCGAACCTCAACATAACCTTGTGAATTATGTATGCCAGAAATTTCTAACTTAGGATCTTCCTCGTCGTCGTGAATGGCAAACATTCTAAAGTCTCGCATCAATTTTGGTGATAAAAATTGTTTAATAAAACTTTCATCTTTAAAGTTTTCTATAGCCCATTTTATGTTCTTGTGCCAATCTCCATTACCAACCCATTCTTGGTTTTTAAACCATTCACGATCTTCATCAGTAGGTTCCATTGATATGCGTTCAATATCTTGATACATAGCAAAACCCAAAGCATATGGATTGATTCCGCTAAAGCGTTTGCTATCAAAGTCTGGTTGATACACAACGTTGGTGTGAGAAGTATAAAACTCTAACATTGCACCATCAGATATTATTCCTTTATCATGTAATTTGTGCATAATTTTATGATGGAAAAACGTTGCACAGTTATGGTTAACTATCCCTTTGTGATAATATTGATGTGAATTTTCAACAGAAAAGTCATATGTTGTTCCATTATCTATTTCTATTCGTTCAACAACACATTTTGTTTTTCTTTGTAAAAACTTCATATCGTTCAGTATGGATAGTCTTGATTGTTTGCGTTCTAATCCAAAACCTATAGTTTCCCTATAATATAATGCGTTTATACCATCAACAACTAGATGGTAAGTGTTGTCTTTTTGCAATCTATATGAACAAAAAATATTAAAATGTAGTAACAAATCTTGTACTCCAGATACTAACTTTTTGGAGTTAGATACGAGGATTACTTTTCCATCCTTCGTAGCACAACCATCAGCATCAAAATAACCTTGCAAAAAATTCACCACTGATTCTTTTGTGGCATGAAATATCTGTTCTGGGATTTCTTTAACACTAGACGACTTACCTATTTTGATGTTCAATTCAGTTGCAATAAACGATAAAATTTCTTGATTGCTTATGGTAGCCCTATATCTATTATCGTCTTTATTAATGGCAACATTTATGTGTTCACCAAAAATAGAATGGGTTAGCATCTCAAAGTCGGTTACCATACTATAATCACCAGATGTAAGACATATTACCCTATTTGCTGCTGATACATTTCCATCGCCAATTAAATACCCCAACCATTTTGCTAGGTTTGGGGTCATTTTAGATGGGAATAATGGTATTACGCGCTTTGATTGCATTTTAGAGCGATCACCATTACTATCTAACAATTCTTGTACTGCTCGACATTTTTCTGCATTATCATTAACCATAATATCCGCGTATGCTGGATCTCTTAAAAATCTCCAATATGTGGTAACACCAACATTAAACATTTTACATGCTGTTTCTTCTGTAATATATTTAATGGTTTTGGGGAAGTCCAATTTTGGTTCGTCTACATTCCACTGATGTGAAGATAATGGCGATACATCAATTACATCACCAACATCTATGTCCGATATAGATTTCCATACATTATCAATCTTTATCCTATGACCTGCTCCGCCATGTATTTCATAGCCTTTGTTCGTAACAATTCGTACCCGAGGTTTGTTTTCATGTGTGAACCAATCATACACAGTTTCCCATTTATCACCATCCCAAACTTTCCCAGAATATTTAATTTCTATTAATGTTTTAATATCCATCAAGCCATGTTCTGTAGTTATTTTACTACCTTCAACTAAACAGCCTTCGTTCATAACTTGTGATTGCCTCTGTGGATAAAAGTACTGTGATATTTTACGCACAATACGAATTATTTCACGTTTCCATTCATCCAAATTTGGTGCATTTTTTTCTATGAAATACAAAATGTTTTCTTGTGGTTCAGACGGAAAATGTTCTTCAGCTTCTTCTTTTTCCTTTTTGGTAGTAGGAATAGTACTCCAAATAACATTTATCTGTGATTGGTTATAAGCTTCGCGTTCTTTACGAAGTGCTTCTTCTTTGGCAGCGGATATTGTTGGTGGTCGTTTATATTTATCAACACCATAATGTTTAAGTGAATGTGCGGCATCTAATATTGCTTCTACTTCAGCTTCACCATACTTATCTTCACATTTACGAATATATTTTTTAGCAAAAGAAAGATAATCTAAAATACCTTCAGCATCTGTCCATTGTTTAAATAGGTAATTATTTTTAAAGAAATGGTTGTGTCCGAAGGCAGCATGTGCAATCACTAAAGTTTGCATAAGCATAGAATTTTCTTCCATTAAATATGCAATACATGGACTTGAGTTTATGACAATTTCATATGCCAATCCCATGCGTCCGCGCTTGTAAGCTTCAAGTTCTTTTATGAAACGTTCACCATACGACCAATGATGATAGTATATGGGCAATCCCACAGACGAATAGGCATCCAACATTTGTTCAGAAGAAATAATTTCCAATTGATTTGGATAATAATTCATACCAAATTCATCCGCAACCTTTTGTATTTCAAGGTAGATGTCTTCAATTTTATCAAACGACCAATCTTCACATGATGTTACTTTCATATTATCATTCCTTTTTTTCAAATAGGGTTCTAAACACAGGATATATTTCTGTCACATCATTGATCATTGCCATTTCCATATTTTTGGTAGAATCTTTAATACCTTCATATGGTTGCCACAAATCACTTTGACCAGCAGTGCGACGACGATCAACTTCAACATAAGCAAAATATTGACTTAGTGGTAAAATATTATTTTTTAATATTTCACAAGCTTCAATATTATCTTCGCGCCAGTTATCACCATCCGATATTTGACATCCAAAAATATTCCACGCATTAGTAGGATACCGATCTTTGATTATTTCATGCATCATTGTTAATGCAGAGGATACGATAGTGCCACCAGTTTCTTGTGAATGAAAGAATTCATCTTCATCAACTTCTTTTGCTTGAACGTGATGACGAATCCAAACTATATCAACGCGTTCATAATTGTAATGTAGGAATAAAAGCATCAACATGAAGAAACGTTTAGCCATTTCTTTTTCCCATTCACCCATAGATGCAGATACATCCATAATACCAAACATAACTGCTTGTGTAGTTGGTACTGGTACTTTTTCCCAACGATTATAGCGTAAATCCATATCATCTAAGAATGGTATAGCTTTTATTTTGCGTAACAAAATTTCAATTTCTTCATTGATTGCCAAAATACGTGTTTTTGTTTCTTCGTTTTTTGGTTGTTGTTCTTCCAACGAAGCCAATTCTCTTCGTAATTTTTTTAACTTTTTGGTCTTGGGTGCACGTAGACTAATTTTACGACCAACAGCATGACGCATTGATTGTAAAATATTGAGGCGACTTTGATTGCCGTCTACGGAAAATCCTGCACGTTGATATGCCCATTCGTCTAGCTTGGCAATATCCTTTTTAACCATATCTGGCAATTCAAGATCTTGGAAAAATAAATCAAGGAATTCTTCTTTGGTTAAATGGAATGAAAAATCATCTTCGCCAATGCCATCTGGTGAACCATCGGTGCCAGCACCCCCACCACCTTCAGGTGGACGTTTTATCCTGTCGCCTTGATTAAATTCTTTGTTACCTGGGCGAACAGAATCACGAATACCGCCTTTTGAATCGTGGTTGAAAGTTGGTTGACTTAATCCTTTGCCTGGAATTTTTATCTTCTTATCCTTGCTATTGATTATGTCGCCGACTTTACCATCACGAATAGTATCACGTACTGCTTCACTTACTTGTTTTTTAACACGCTTCAAGAATCGTTGGCGATTAGTGGTACTCTTGCCCTTCGAATTCTTTCTACGGTCTATAATTATATGAGCCATATTTAAATCCTAATATTAATCGTGGGGCTTTCGCCCCCTACCGATTAATTGTTTTTAGAAAAGCGGAGGAACCATTCAACCACACGTCGAACTTGTTTTTCAGTATAACCCTTATCCATCATACGGGAAACAAAATCTTCATGCTTTTCTTCTTCATTAGAAGAGGCTTTCTTACTGAATGAAATTACAGGTAACAGTTCTTCGGTATTGGCGAACATTTTCTTCTGAATTACTTCACAAAGTTTTTGATAGCTTGTCCAATCTGGCTGTTTGCCACCATTGTTAGCTACTGCTCGCAACACAAAGTTTACCACTTCATTTCTAAAATCTTTTGGATTGCCAATACCAGCTGGTTTTTCAATTTTCTCGAGTTCTTCGTTAAGAATATCACGATTAAACATTGTACCAGTGTCAGGGTCACGGTAATCCTTATCCTGAATCCAGAAGTCTGCTAATTGAATATAGCGTTCAAATAAATTCTGACCGAAGTCGTGGTAGGATTCTAAGTATGCCTTTTGCAATTCATCTTCTAAGAATTCTGCATAGCGTGGTTGCAATTCACCTTTAATGAATGAAATACAACGTTCTTCTTCTTCTTGACTCATTTGTTCTTGAAGAATTTGCTGTTCGAGAATATACATTAAATGTATAGGGTCTGCGGCTATTTCTTCTGAATCATAGTTATACACTTTTGACAAAATCTTGAAAGCAAAACGTGTAGATGAACCAGACATTCCCTCTGCTACACCAGCCATGTCTTTGTATTCTTCCATAGACTTAGCTTGTGGATCTTTGTCTTTTAAGTTTTTACCATCATAAATTTCCATCTTGGAAAATGTGGAACTGTTTTCTGGTTTCAATAATCGCGTCATAACAGAATACTGCGCCATCATTTCCACTGTGCCTGGTGCACAAGGCGCTTTTACTAATTCGGATTTTGTGATTAGTTTATTATAAATTTCCGTTTCTTCCGTCGTACGTAAGCAATACGGAACCTTAACAATATTAACACGGTCTAAGAACGCTTCATTGTTTTTGTTATTTCGGAATGTTGTCCATTCGGATTCATTGCTATGTGCAAGGATGATTCCGCCGAAGGGAATAGCACCAAATTGTTCAGTACCATTGTAGTGACCTTCTTGTGTAGCAGTCAACAGTGGGTGCAACATTTTCAATGGCGCTTTAAACATTTCCACAAATTCCATCATACCTTGTGAAGCAACGTTTAAGCCACCAACAAATTTATATGCATCTGGATCGTTCTGGTCGAATTCATCAAGTAGACTGATATTTACTTTACCAACCAAAGATGAAATGTCTTGATTATTCTCATCGCCAGGTTCTACCTTAGTAATACCAACTTGTTGTAAAATGTCTGGCCAAATCTTAACGACCTTAAATTTTGTTATATCACCTTCCATTTCCTGAAGACGTTTTACTGCCCACGGGGAAGGAATATATTTCAAGTAACGTTTTGGAACCCCATAGGTTTCTGCCAGTTCTTGACTGTCTTTTGCTATATCAAACAAACCAAGTGGCGATTCATATAATGGTGAAATTTCCCATTGACCCTGTCCATCTTTTGCATTTGGATTGAATGCCTTAAGTGCATAAATTGGAATATTCTGCATTAATTCTTTAAGGCGTTCTGCTAAAGATGACTTACCACCACCAACTGGACCGAGTAAGTATAAGATTTGATTTTCTTCTTCAAGACCTTGTGCTGCATGTTTCAAAAATGAAACGATTTGCTGAATAGCAGTTTCCATGCCATAAAAGTCTTCGAATGCTTTGTATGTTTTTATTTTTCGATTAGAAAAGATTCTACTTAGGCGTTCATCGTTTCTTGTGTCTATTACGGTTGGTTCGCCGATTGCCATTAACAGTCTTTCGGCTGCGGATGCGTATCCGCCGTTGTCCTCTTTGCAAAGTTCAAGATATTCTACTAAGGACATCTCTTCTGCTTGCTTGTCTTCGTATCGTTCTTGATACTTTTGGAAAATACTCATTTCAGCCTCTTCTTTTTACGATTAAAATTTATTTCAAAAAAACTATATTATAATTAAAAAAATAAGTCAATAACTTTTTAAGTTACTCTTCATTTATTTTAGGTTACTCGATAATACGTCACGTTCACCATCAAGATTTCGCTTATTGGCGTCGTTATTGGTAAAACCATCCTTATAACGCGCTTTGTTCGCTTTAAATAATTTTTCTGCGTTTGTATCAAGGATAACTTCCCATTCAACACCAACCGCGTCACAAAAAATTGCTTGGTACCAATTAAGGTCACCGTATTCTTCACCAATGTTTATTAAGTCCATTTCACCACCAGTATACTCCAGCGCCTCCAACAATTCAACAGATTCTGTAGCAGTACCTAATATTGCATGAAATACGCGGGGGTCAATATCCAATATTGTTTCTTTTTCAAGATCTTCAAATGTAAAAGATACTAAGGATTGTAAGCTTTGTGCTATTTCTACCAAATGATCATCTATTTTATTGTAGTCGTACTCGCGACCATAAAAAGCATGTTTTTTTATTTGGTCGAGAACGTTTCCCGATGCTATGTGCATTGCGATGACGTTTGATAGGATTTCTGTATTTACTTTTACTTCTGGTATTGTGCTTTCGGTGCTAACGGCACCTTTGATATAGTCGCTTAATATAGACATACTATTCCTCTTTCTTATTATTATGTATTATAAAATATAGTAGATGGCGGATCATCACATCTGCAATTTATTCATGGTCTAGCATCCCTTAAAAAGGGCAACCAGTGACACTATTCTTCTTTGTTGTGCAAAGCATCTACTTTTGGAACCCCCGACAGGAATCGGACCTGCATCTGAATCTTTAGGAAAGACTCGCTCTACCTTTTGAGCTACGGGGGCATATTCTATTTTCTATTTTTTCTACGGGCAGTCTTCTGTTGCTTGCGCTTTTTTGACTTAGAAGATTTGCTTTCTTGTTTGTGTGTGAAGTTAGACTTCTGAACACCCAATTCGTTCTTCAGTTTAGCTTTTTGTTTAGAACTTATCAATCCATTCTTCGCGGCTGCATTAATGGCATCTATGACTTCTTTTTGCGTCATCTTGCCTTTTGGTTTATCTAATTCAATATTAAGATCTTCATGATCTTCGGACATTTCTGTTTTTTCTAATAACGCAAGATCTTCATCGGATAAATCGGCTGTGGTTAAAACTTCACGACCACAACTACTAACTAAAACTTCTTCATCTTCATCGACAACTTCATAATCACCATCGACTATAATTTCGTTATTCATTATATTTTATCTCTTATTATCGGAGGAAGATGAGGGAGTCGAACCCTGACCACGAAGGATCCCCTGTTTTCGAGACAGGTGTCATACCACTACGACTTCATCTTCCTAATTATGGGGACAAATCCCCATAATACAACTTACATTTCGTGTAAACGCGAATCTTTAGGAATACGCTTCATTAAGAAATCCATTTGATCTGCCAAAACCTTGCGGTTTCTCAAAATCAACCATTCTGCACGGTTAGGTACATGTGGAACATATAACAATTCCATATTAATTTCTTCAAGAAGATGGTTATCCTTGCGTTTGTTACAACCTTCACAGGCAGTTACAACGTTCTGCCACTTATTAGGACCACCACGAGATGATGGAATAATGTGGTCACGCGTTAACTTATCTTTGTGGAAATGATCACCACAGTAACCACAAATATTTTGGTCACGACGGAACAAGGTCTTGTTTGTTAATGGAACACGGTTATAGTGCTTCATTGCCTTGTCATTCATTTCACCACGAACAGCAATAATTGTATTGATAGTCAATACGCTGCGTTCACCTGTGGCAGCACAAGTACCACCATAAACATCAAATTCAACAGCACCCATAGACCATGCTATATTATCTTTTGCTTCATGATAACACGCGTCTTCGTATGTAATCCAATTTTGTGGATTACCACCGATATCTAATTGTAAAATAGATGGGAATTCTCTTGCATTTGTCATTTCAATTTCTCCTTTATGATGCTATATATGTTTACTATATTTAGCATCATGGGATTATATATGGATTTATGGGTTATGTCAACCTATTTCTTCGAATATCCACGATCTATAAACGTTTCATCTAAGGTTACAACTATTTTGTTTTTAGTATAGTCGCGTGGTTCTTCTTTTTCCATTTCCTTGTAAAATTTATCAAAAGATTCTTCTGTATAGTTTGTCTTACCGTGCATTCCTTTAACAAAATCACAATGATGGCCAACATTATCTCTGAAGAATTGATGCCAGCTTTCTTCATATACAACTTCTTCGTAAGAAAGTTCATAAAAGTCATAAATTCGCATGTCAGTTAATGGTTCTAATGTATTACCATTCCACTCGTACCATACCTTTTTACCTTTATATTCAGCAAGTCCTGATATCGGACCGTCATAATAGTCACTATACCATAACATAACAGCGTGTTCGGTATCATCTTTATCGTGAAAAGAAGAGACTGGAAGCGAAAATTCCAGTTCTTCGTTATTATCGAACCGCAAAGTTATTAAATCATCCTTCGGATAACCAACAATTGACACTGTTTTATAATATGGTGGTTTTTCTACACCATTATCCTTCTGCCAATATCGAAAAACTGATATAATATAACTGTCTGCTTCATGTTTTACACTAAGCAGCCTAAAAAAATCTTTTTTGGTATGCATTATCCTATATCCTTGACGATTTTCATAAATTCGTCATAATTTGTTGGTTTATATGAATTTTTTACCATTTCTTTGGCTATTTTTAAGCCTATTCCAAAGTCTGTATGGTATTTTTCGTAATTATCATCTTTCTCAAAACAGCAAGGTACATGTCATAAATTTCGCTGTTTTTATCATTATCTCCAAGTAATGGTTCAAGGAATTTGTCCAAGTCTTTACGTTCCCAGTCACTTACACTATGTCCACTATTTAACTTGTGGGCAATGGATACAATATTGTGTAAATTGTCAACAGCAATGTCTAATCCATTCCAGATTGTACTACTATTTTGAAGTTTTGTCTTGTTTGTTATTGGGGTGAACCCTTTGTGTATTTCCCGACCACGCACTATGTTCAAGAATAAGAAATGTGCTCCAGTCATCCATCCTTTTTCACGATGTTGTCCAGTGCCATCTAAAAATGTATCAGTTTCTCTGATCCATTCGTCACAAGGGGTTAGTTTTGATTTTGCGTTTTTGTGATTAACCGCCGCTGCGAAATTGCTACGGAATAATAGATAATCTTCTTTTGAATTAAAAAATGTGTTAGTCATGATATTCTCCTAAGTTGTTTGTTTTGACTATAAAATATTAAGTTAAGGCAAAACAGTCAGGGAGGATCATGACAGTTGGTACGATGTACCTATGTGTGGGGGAAATCTCTTATTCTTTCGTAGTTCATAATAGTATATATCATTGTGTTAAAATTAATTCACTGCTTTATGTACTATATAACATATTTGTATTTTTGTCAAGGAGTATTTAATTTATTTTTGTAATTTGTATAAATACTTGAGACTATAGGTAGTCTCAAGTATAAGGAAATATAATATGATTGGTGCAGTTTATCTAATAATTAATAAAAAACATCTAACAAATGGTAAAACACCCGTATTTTATATTGGTTCAAAAAAAGATATAGAACTTATGGAAGGTTATTGGGGAAGTAGCAAATATATTAAAAGCGATATAAAGAATCTTGGTATTGATAATTTTTCTAAAATTATTTTAGAAAAAATGGAATTTAATGATGTGCAGGATTTGTTAAATAGAGAAAATGAATATCAAGTAGCATTTAATGTTATAGAATCAGTATGGTTTTATAATAAAACATTTGCGACTGGTCCCTTTCATTGCGATGGAAGTAAACATACGTTAAACACAATATGGATTAATAATGGTAAAATCAATAAACGTGTTAAAGAAAAAGATATACAGCAATATATCTCTGCTGGTTTTGTGCATGGAAGATTAAATGCAAAATATAACCAGAAACGAATTTACATTAACAATGGTGAGGTGACCAAGGCGGTATTGCCTTCTGAATTAAAAAATTGGTTATCTTGTGGATGGAATAAGGGACGCTTAAGAGGGAATCACCAAAATAAATCATGGGTAAGTAAAAATAATGCAAAGAAAATTATCCCCAAAGAAGATTTGGAATACTTTTTGAATAATGGTTGGCGTCTCGGATGGAAATGTTAATAATACGTGCTGAGAATACACACGGGACGTTTTAACCTTTCGACTCATTATCTCATCGCCTGCGACAGCTAAAGTTCTAGTCTTTTCCACGCAATCTAATCGCGTTGTCAAACATGACTGCAAGATTTAAAGTGCCTGCGTGCACACTATACTGTAAAACTACTCGAAATTTTGTCTACCGTCAATCCTATCGGACTGTGAAGGGTTCGACCCCAACGTGCGACTTTGTTTCAAAACCAAATCGCCTTGCGAGCTTTCTGGGCGCGTACATTCACCGAAGTGTGTAGCATTAAGTCATTTTCGTTTTACACTGAACGCAACTTTGCATTTTTATTTAAAAATAGACGGATTTGAACCATCGATCTTCTGCTTTTAAGGCAGATGCCTTCTCAACTTGGCTATACTTTTACTAACGATGACGTGTGCGTCCAGTAGGTTCATAGTCCTTTCGGATTACAAAATGCTACACATCAAATGTCATCTCCTGCCGGAGAAATGACTGTTCTTCAAGACTTCTGGAACGACATCTTAATTAAGCCCTTGCGGGCGGTGACTATTCCAAAGACCTTTTGAACTGAAATAATGCCCTTACTTGCTGATTTGGACTTTTATTTCTACCTTTTACCATTAGTGGTTCGTATTATTGGTGTGTCTGGTGACGGGTACCAACCGTTCTTCAATCACATGTGTTGCCCAGACAAGCTGGCACATAAGCAATTGTTCTTTACCTTACTAATACTTCGCCATTAGTTCCGTCGCTTTTGTCAACGAAACCACCCTCGCGGGGATGGTGAGGCTTGCTCAATTTTACACTACCGAAGTAGGTAGACGGGTATAGTTAGGTCACCGCCTCTTCCCGTGTCACCACGGATTATTAATTCGAGCTTAAAACCATCAACATGATAGGAATCTAATCCTATTTTACTTGGTTCGTTCCCAAAGGTTCAAACGGTGCCGATACAAATTTCGGTACATGTCAAATTCTGTCTACACATTATACACACTTTTAGAAGAATGTCAATGCATATTTTCAAGATTTAAAAAATAAATTTCTAATTCTAAAATGACTAAATGGTTGGCTTAGTCGATGATTGGTATTATACACAAATATTTCAATTTGTCAACACCTTTTTGAAATTAAGTCTTCATATGGTTATAATAAAGAATATGAAAATATAAAAGATAAATTTAATGCATATAAGACTAATGAATATAGACCATTGATCGTGATTGATGGAAAAATTTAGTGGCTCCTGCCGGAATTGAACCGGCCTAATAAAATTTAGAATTCTATGGGCAACCAATACCCCAAAGAGCCATCTATTAACGTCGACGCTGGTGTGGTGCTTTTACAAATTTGTTTCTTTCTAACGCTTCCTGCTTCGCGTAACGCTTAACCGCAGCAGCCGCTTTACGTTTTCGCTCAGTTGTAGGCTTTTCAAAGTATTCTTTCTTTCGTATATCTTTTATAACGTCAGCCCTATCTACGGCTTTTTTAAAGCGACGTAGAAGGGCTTCGAAAGATTCATTATAATGTTTTGGTGAAACTTTTGGCATTATACAATATTCTTCCGACGGGATACACCAACCAAACCAAGAATACCAGAGCCAAATAGCCATATTGCTGCTGGAATTGGAACAACTGGTGCTGGTGGATCTATATGTCGCGAGTGGCGTAGCATAAATACTCCAAGATTATTATATGCACTATTTGTTGTTAAACTACTTATACCATAATCAGGACCATATAACGTGGTAACTAAATTAAGTCCATCTACGCCAACTTTAACACCCGCGACTCCAACAGTACCATTATCATTAAGATACATACCAGTAGAATATAAACTATTGTTCGTTAATGAAACGATACCATCTGTAGCTACAGTTACATTGTGACCAAATCCCAAAATCCAACTATTGTACGATTGAATCAATAAGTTTGAAGAATCTTCAGTGACAATAGTTTGCGTACCATTACTACTTGACGAAAATGATGGAAAAAATAGACCGAATAAGTTAGAAACTTGCGATTCTGTTGCTACTACCCAACCTTGGCTATCATACCAACTTGCCGCTTCATTAATTGAATATCCAAGCGTGTATGCAGTAGTATTTGATTTAAATGACAGCCACTCCAATCCTGTAGTGGTATCAACATTCGATTGTCCTGCATCAAGAAATACACTATCTAGCTCAGGGTTAGTACTTTCATTGAAAGTAATAGCATTAACATTAAATGCTACAATTGTTAATATTGCCAATAATATTTTTTTCATGATTTATATCCTATTAAAATCCAAGTGGTATATCTGCTGGTGGTGTAGTTGGCGCAACAGCTGGAGGTGCAGTTACCGTCGTAGTATCACGCGTATCATTAATAATCAATGTAAGATTGGTATTGTTTTCATTTTTTGGTTTTTCAGAATCCCAATCTCTTGCGCCTGCTGTTATTGTTAAAAAGTTTTCACCATTACGTTCATAATCAACTATATGCAAGCCATAACGAACAACGGCTACTTCACCCATCCAATCTTTATTACCATCACCCACAGCTACGCGATTATACATCTGCCATTTATCTTTTAACCGCCAGTTTGTATTGGTGTTATCTTGTACGTTGAAGTTTTTATTTTTACCCCAAGTATACGCGATACCTGGTGTATATGTTGCATAATAATCAACACCATTGGCATTAATATCTTGTGTATCGAGAACATATCCAAGTCCAACCGCCCACGAGTCACGATCACATTTTGTAGTATCTGTATCATTAAACCATCGCGCTATGTGTGTTTCTACATCATCATAACGATAGCGAATAGCACCATAAATCATTCGACCTTGTGGACGATGATAACAGAATTTATTGTTAAATTTATTCGCCAATTGTTCTTTGGTTTTGGTTACTTGACCAGAACCACCAAATCCAATACCAAGTTCAAACATAATAGTTTGATCCGAATCAGCAAGGGCAGCAAGTGGCACAAATAATAACAATGTCAATAATATATTTTTCATCAGTTTTTCTATTCAATTTAATTATGTTCTGTTCCGCCTTTTCTTAACAAATAAGCATCACTAACACTTTTCAATATAACACGCCCAATCTCAGCATCACGTCTTTCATTTAATGGACGGATGACAACACCTTCGCGCATATGTATTTCTTTACCGGTGACAGTTTCCTTACCATTCGTTAAATCTTCAATGATTTCCTTAGAATATGGACCAGAGTATAACAGAGGTACGGTATCTATGTCAAGTACCCTAGCAATCTTTATTACTTCATCGGGTGGTAAATAACGACCTTTCGTCGGTTCTCCCACATATATATCAAAAATGCGGAAATATTTTTTATTGTCATCTACATATGTAAGGTCTTGTACCCCTTGACCATAAACTTCACCCAAAACATAAATTGGTGTGTTATATGCTAATGATTTAACATGTGCTATACCATCAAACATAGTATATCCATCACCAGTGCCATTGTACTGCTTAAACATTTGCATGTAAAGATTTGTCTTATTTATATCGTTGAACTTAAAAGCTAATCCTTTTCCAGACAATCCTTTAGATGTAACAATAGGATGTTCAATATTTGGATGATACCCAAAGCAGCACCACGTGCCATGAAGTTTTTCTGTAATATAAACTTCTTCGTCATCTTCCAAAACATCGGGGAATCGTTTAATATTTTCAATATCAAAATTTAATGTTTTACCAAAGGCAGCAAAAACTTCACCGGACATAGATGACGGAATTGGTGGCTCCCACTTAGTAATACCAAGTATTTCAGAAACTTCATCACCTTCAACAACTTTACGACCTGCTTCACATTCATTGCGTGGGAAAGTTAAAACCCAGTCGTCTGTAATTGCACCAGTGTCCATGTCATGAACATCAGTACGGAATACTAAGGGGTATACAATTCCAGTCGATAAAACCCCTCGCAATTTTATTGCTTTTACACGATCACCATTTTTTCCTGCCAATCTACCTTTATTTTTTTCATCATCCCACATCCCAATGCGCTTAAGTACAGTGCGAGGAACAACCGCTGCCTCTGGTATATAAACAACTAAATCATCTTCATGAAATTCTCCTTTTTTGACAATAGACACATAGTCACAAATGCGAAGCAATTCAATTGCATTTGCATTTGGGTGCTCTTCAATTTTAACTTTATATACTTTAACTTCAAAACTACTCATGATTGATAATCTCTCAATTTATTTTTAAAGAACAACATTAATTCTTTGTCTGACTTATTATTCCTCAAATGTTGTATGTTGGAAATACCCAAAATGGTGTGGAATCTTTTACTAAGTGTTGGTAAAGAACACGACAACTCTTCAGACAATTTCTGTCGAGTAATACGTGGTGATTCACACAACAATTGTAACATTTCAACATTTATATTTCTATAATTAGGATTTTTAATTCCTACCAATTTTTGTTTTTTATTTATTAACGCATTTGCAGCTTCTTTACCAAAAATTTCTTCGTATGATTTTCCTTTACGAGCGCGAGTTATTTTTTCACGGGCTTCTACTGTATGGTGCTTACCAAAAAATGGATGGTTGCAGCCGCGTGGGGGCTTTCTTTTGATTTATTTCAGTAATTTTTTTTAAGTGCTCTGGGTGATCATCATAATATTTTTTCATACTTTTACTAATTTTAACTTTTGTTTTTTCGGTAACATTATATCCTGCCAATTTTCTGCCTTTTGTCAGTGCCTTAAGATGTGATGGTGATATTCCATTTCTCTTGTAGGCTGCCGTTGCCAATCTCCGCATTTCATCCGTAAACCCACCATCGCCTCCCTTTGTTAAATTATATCCAATTTGTTTATTTGTACAATTATATTGTGTTATGTATTCAATTTCAAGAGAATTTAATTCAGCTTCTGTGTTTATATTATCATGTAGAATTTCTATCGTGAAGGATTCTTTGCCGTATTTTTTCGCAGCGTTTTCAAAAATATGTTGTCCTTTGTTCATATTCGGCATGTCTTACGTGGAGTTTCCATCGCTTATTAATTGTGGTTGTTGTTTTCCCAATATATATTTTTTCATTCAATGTGTTGGTTATTTTATATATTAGCATAAATACCCCAAAGTTTAATAGCTTTTATGTTGTATTTATCCTAATTGTTATTTAATGAGTTTACTTGCGGTCTTACCATCGTATTGACCATCGTGTTTTTCTTTCAATTCCTTCATCACACTACCCATATCTTTCATGGATGAATAGGTGTTGGCTTCAATGATAGTCATAATTATATTTTGTAACTCTGTATCGGCCAGCTGTTGTGGTAAATATTCACTTACTACACCAATTTCAATTAAAGCTGAAATACTGCGTGGGTCATTACCATCGAGATTTTGTATTACTTCACGAGCGTTCTTGATGAACTTGCGTGCGACTACCTGAACTTCTTTATCTGTTGTCTGCCTATCGCCATCGTTCTTACCGATTATAGCAGCTTCCGAATAAAAAGTTGTAAGTAATGTAGCAAGTTCTGCATTTCGATCCTTGCGGGCATTTATTTGATCGCGTTTAACGTCGTCAATTAACATGTTATTTTTTACCTTCTAATACTGATTGTACGTCTTCCCAATTATCACCCCAAGTTTTAGGGCGATAAGGGCATAATTGTTTTGCCAAATTTTCAATTTCATGATACTTGCCATTTTTATGCTTTTCTGCATAACGGATCAACCATCTCAGATTTTCTTCTGTGGGCAACCACCGAATCATTGGAAGTTCACAATGTTTTGCTAATGCAACATAATGATTTTCCATTTTTGTTTGAATTTTGGTTTCATTTGCGCACTATAACCTATTAACACCAATAAGTCAACACCCCTATTTGATTAAATGTACTATTTTTAATATCATAAATAT